GAAAGTGCTAGAAGCATTAATGGCTACAAGAAAAGAAAAAATGAAGATTGTTTCAGAAGTAATAGGTGGATCTACAAGTTCGCAAAAAATGGCAGAACTTAAATCTAAGATTATGTCTCTTTCACAAGAAGTCAAAATGATGAAGGCAGAAGATGTAGAATTTGTAGAGGTTTAAATGAAACGCAAAAGCAATCATATTTATTTTAATAGCATCAACAAAGAGACAAATATGTGCAAGTATAAAACTGGGAACTTCTATTCCAAAAAAAATCATAGTAACTTTACATATAGGTCTGGATATGAATACGCATACTTTGTAAAGCTAGAAAAAGACAACGGTGTCATAAATTATGTAGTAGAACCATTTACTATTCCATATATTGATGAAAAAGGAAAAAAGAGAACATATAAACCAGATATAGTTGTACTAAGAGTTGATGGCACTATGGAAGTAATAGAAATAAAACCAAAAGCAATGTTGGTTAATGCAACAGTTCAAAGAAAAGCATCTGCTGCCAAAAGCTTTCTAAAAAGAAATTTTAAAAATCACATTATAGAATATAAATTTATTACAGAAGAAGATATTTTTAGCAGCTACCAAGAATACTTAGAGGTTCTTAAGACAATATGAGTATAAAAAAAAGAATACTCTCTTTTGACATAGAGACATCTTCATTAGACCCACATGATGGCTTTGTTTGGCAATCAGGCTTTGCTTCTTATAATGAAAATGATATACAAAAATCAGGATTATTTTTTGACCCAGACAACTCAACAAACAGAGAGGCTGCATTAAGAGGATCGTCGTTTGGTGAAAAACAATTTCAAGCAGGCGCATTTACTGAATATTTAGCATCAAGCAATAATAAATCGCAGGCAGGATTTATAACAAGCGTAGTTGATAAATTAATAGAAGAGCATAAAAATGGCAGAGATATTCTTTTAATACAAAATGCAAACTTTGAGAGAAGATGGCTAGAAGCAGTATCAGAAAACTATGATTCATCAACAGAAGATTTTAAAAGACTAAATGCAATAATGCATCATTCTTATTCTGCCAATAATAAACCATCATTTCATCCATCTCCAAAGATAATGGAGTTAAGAAATGCTGCGCTAGGAAATTATTATGATTTTCTAAAAACTGGAAATACTAAGGGCTTTGATATAGCAGCATCTGCATACAAGGACATAATGTCTGAATACAAATCTTATTTTTCCACAAATAATGGAAAGCTTAAGATTATAGATATGATGGATGTCACTAGAGGACTATTATTTAAGTTAGCAGAAGAAGGCTACATAGATAAAAATATGTCTCTAATAGGCACAAGCCAGAGTTTCCTTAGCAGTATATTTTTAGATAGGCCAGAAAAGCATTTAGCACCAGACGATGCAGGAGATGCATTAGAAATATTCTCAAGGCATCTATTTTCAATGTACGATGAAGTTTCATCTGGAAATATATCAGATTCAAGCAAGCTACTTATAGCAAAACTAAAATCTGGACAATCAAAAGAGGCAAGAAATCAATTTATAAAATCAATGATAAGGGCAGTAGATGAAGGTTCATCAACTGGTGGTTACAGATATACTGGAAAGATAGGCACAGAAAGTAGCGGAAAAATAGATTTTATAGATAACGAAACTGGCACAAGACATACAACAAACAGAACATTTAGAAATGGATTGTTTACACTAAGAACAGAAAATGATCTTGATCTTATACTAAGCGATGTTGCAGAAAGATACAACAGCGTTACATTTGATAAACATGATGCACAAACTATACTTGCAAGCATAATGAACAAGGGCACAAACAAAGAAAAAATAGAATATCTTAAATCACTAGAAGATACCGCAAGTATTCCAATACCAGAACAAGAAGTTGACTATAGGAATGCATGGTCGTATATTAAGCAAAACAAAATAAAGGCAACTATTGGGATAGGTTCTGCGATAGGAGTGACTGCAATGATGCTTAGCGGAGACACAGCAGACTCAAAAGCGCAAAGAAAATATTCGGAACATGAAAAATATTTAGAGTCTAATATAAAAATGTATAATACAATTCCACAATATCATGGCAGCGGCTTTGCAGACTGGAATGAAAGAACAAAACATCATTATTACTGAGTAAATCATGGATAATAATTTTTTTAAAAAGTGGAAAAATGCTGGGCCAGATGAGGTTCAGGATTTTAGCTTAATGAAGGGATATGACCTAGCAGGACCAAAAGAGCATCTTAGCAGAGCAGCATCGTTCACATTTGGAAGTGGGGCTTATCACGCAGGAAAAGAGAACTTTAAAAACGCGTTTGGATTTTTGACATCACATCAAAAAAGCAGCTTCATGAACAGAATGCTAGTGCCTCTTGGCGCCGCATATATGGGATTTTCAGCAACGATGGATGGTAATCCAGATGACTTCTTTGCTCCATCATTAGGTTTTGCTGCAGGGTTGACAGTTGCAAGACCAACAGCAGAGATTGGACATGCACTAGGCAAGACTTTAAAAATGGGAGGCATGTCAAGGCTTGTTGGATGGGGAGCTGGTGCTGCTGCCGGACTTGGTGTTGGCGCAGCCGCATACGTTGGCACTTCCGCAGCAATACAAAGCTACAAAAATAATAATTTTGTGCAAAAAGCAGTAATGCCAATAAATAAAGATCTAATGACAACAAGTGGGCTGCAGACAAATAATACGCTAACTGCAAGACAAAGAGCGCTGTCTAAATTGTCAAGATCTGGATTAAATGATCGTGGTCAGCTTTTAGGGGCGGAGAGCATGATAATTAAAGGGCTAATGTAGGAATAATTTTATGACAGAAATAGGACGTTTTAATGGAGCCACTGGAGACTCTAAACAGTTGCACGAGATTCCGTGGAAAGAGTATTTAGAAAAGAAAAATTACAACAAAGACATAAACCAAATGTGCCCTTTGTGTATAAAAGACCAAATAAAAAAATATGGGCAAGTAACAATTAAATGCGAAGGACTGCTTAGTGGTGAAAAGAAAATACCTCCAGAACTTAGACATCATTTTAGCGAAGAAGAAGTTGAACTTGTAGAGCAGGCTATAAACCCATATAAATGGGCTGAAAAAAATATAGATACCAAGAATGATAACCCATCAACAAAGCTATTCTCACATAGATGGTATCAAGAATTTATTTTGCGCTGCAGCAGCCGAAGAAAAGCTATAAGGGCAGGGAGACGTGTGGGTAAATGTATCTCAGAGGATGCAATGATACCACTTAAGTCTGGAAGGGTAATAACGGCAAGACAGCTATTGTCTGAATACAGCAATGGTGTCGTCAACGAGATACTGACATTTGATACACAAACAAGCAAAATTACTACAACAAAAATATTTGATGTTTTTGAAAATGGGGAAAAAGATGTATTTACACTAACAACCAAAACTGGCAAGAAGATAGATATAACAGACAATCATCCATTCCTGACAATAGGAGATGACGGGAATTATAATTGGGTAGAGGCAAAGGATCTTAAAATTGGGAACATGATTGGGTGCCCTTCCAAAATATCTATATTTGGAGACAATGATATTGGTGATGATCTGTCTAGATTTATTGGATATATTACTGGAGATGGATCTATTACGAATGGTGTTTCATTCACAAATGGTGATTTTGAAGTATTTAGTGATTTTATCAACACCACAAAAAAAGTATGGAATAATTCATCCGTAACATATAAAAATTATCCAAATAAAAAGACTGGAAATGATAGATTTACTGGGAATGTTGTATTTAGAGAATCAAAAGGAAACGATGCTATTTCTTTCCTGAAAGGAATAGGCATGTTTGGCAAAAATGCATATACAAAAACAACACCAGAGATAATAATGACTAGCACAAAGTCAAATGTAAAAAATTATCTAATGGGCTTGTTCGAAACAGATGGCTGGGCTGCTTTAGGGAGATCTTTGCCAGACAACAGAAAAACAAGATCAGTTCAGGTAGGTTATACATCTGCATCGGAAATGTTGGCAAGAAGTGTTAGACATTTACTTCTTAGATTTGGGATAGTGGCGACAATTAGAGAAAAAAGAGTTAACTACAAGAATGAACTTCGTAAATATTTTTGTGTTGAATTTTCTTCCAAGAAGAATATAGAAATATTTGCAAACGAGATAGGCTTCATATCAAACAGAAAAAGAAATTGCTTAAATATGATAATGGATGAGCTTTCAAGGAAAAATTACTGTGGAAATGAATCAATAAATTTGATGCCAAAAGAAATATTGTCGCCAGTATACAAATACATAGAAGAAGAGAAGTTAAGTGCCAGAAAGATAGTTGACGATCCAATAAATGAAAGAATAAGAAAGATATACAATGTATCAAAGGACAAGGTTAAAAGATATGCAGAAAAAATACAAAATGCCAAACTTACAGAGATAGCATCATCAGATGTTATGTGGGATGAAATAAAAAGCATAGAATATGCTGGAGTTAAAAAGACCATAGACTTATCAGTGCCAGAAACAAATTCGTTTGTGACGGAAGATATAATAACGCACAACACTCAAAGCATAGCTATGGGCATAGTTCACAAGATGTTAACAAATGAAAAGTATTATGTTCTTGTTGTTACACCATTTGATGCTCAAGCAGAAGAGGTTTATGTTAAAGTAAAACAAATACTTAATAATTTAAAAGAAAGCTACGATGAGCTTGTGTATAGTGCAAAAGAATCTCCAAATTATCAAGTAACATTAAAAAATGGATCAAGAGTAAGATGTTTTACTGCTGGATCTAGTGGCGCAGCGCAAGTTAGGGGACAACCAGCAAATTTAATCTATATAGATGAATGCGACTACTTGGGGCAAAAAGATTTTAATTCAATATTGGCAATCTTGCTTGATAAGCCAGATACAGAGCTTTGGGTAACATCAACTCCAAATGGAGAAAAACAGCTGTATAGATTATCACAAGATAAAGCGTATAAAGAGTTTCATTTTCCGTCATATGTTTTACCACATTATAACGATGACCTAGACAATGACCTCAGATCTCAATCAGACGACACTGGATATGTCCAAGAAGTAATGGCAGAGTTCTCAACATCAAGAGATGGTGTATTTCAACCATATTATGTTGATATGTGTTCAAAAATAAAAACAACAGCTCCTTCCGCCGAGGAAGTTCTAGCCAATAGGTCTAATTTTATAGTAACAATGGGATGCGACTGGAATCATCAAAATATAGGAACAAGAATAATTGCCCTAGTTTATGATAGAAAAAATAACTTATTTTCCATACTAGATAAGGCGACAGTTGCAAAAGAAGGCTGGACACAAACAGCCGCAATGGAAAAGATAATAGAGTTTAATAGACAATATAGATTTGATAAAATTTATGTCGATAGAGGTTTTGGATACACACAGATAGAAACATTAAAATCTTTTGCAATTGCACAATTTGGAAAACTTCCAAAGGGACATCCAGATCTACTTTTGGCCGAGGTTGTTGGTATAGATTTTGGCTCAAAAATAGAAGTGCAAGATCCGTACACAAATCAAACTGTAAAAAAAGATATAAAACCTTTTATGGTGAGTGTATTAAATAAGGTCATAGAAAAAATAGCGATAAAGCTTGATGGCAAAAAAGACGCAGCAATAATGGCTCAGCTAAAAGGATATGAAGAAAAAAGAAGCGCCAGTGGAAGACCTACATATTCTGCCTCTTCAGCTACAGTTGGCGATCATGATCTTGATGCTTTAATGTTGGCAATGTTTGCATTTAATGTTGAGTATGACGAAATATTTTCATCAATGAAATCACAATTGGCAATAAACATACTTACATCTCAAGACATGCATGGTAAAGACGTTAGTCATTTAAATCCAAATCATAATAAAACTACACTTGAAATTAAAACAAAAAGGAGAGACAATTATTCTCCTGGTTCAAGAACTGTAATGTTTAAACAAAGCATTCAATTTGAGGAAAGGGGTAGTCCTGGAGAAATAAGAAGCGACATGTTTTATAATGGAAACTGGACCGGACAAACAAAATTAAACAGAACTGCACATAGAAGAGCATCATTTAAATGATAAACATAATAAACACGGCATCTGATACAATGATAAATGCATCAACAGTTAGTGGTATTGGTATTTGCTATTACGATTACGAAACAGAAACATTAAAAGAGTTATCATCGTTGATTGTAAATGCATGCTCTGTCATACCTATGTCTGGCGTTATTAAGAAGTATTATCTAATTGCAGAGAATACATACTCTTATGCAAAAATACGACTTATTGCCGAAAATACTGACAAACTATTATTTGACGCAAAAGTTATAATAAATGAAATAGAGCCATCAATAAATGATTTTGATAATTTGACAAGCTTTAACACTGCCACAGTAACAAATCCACTGACTGGACATTTGATTCCAGTATGGATTTATATAGAACAAAAAATATCATCTTCAACAAGCATAAACATGACATTAGAGTTAGAGGCAAACTAATGTATACTGATCATGATCAATTTGGAATCTCTGACGAAATGATGGATGTCACAAATGATGACATCCAAATAGTTATAAATGAATTGCATGCATTCAAAGAAGATATTGGCACAAAACTAAAAAATATTAAATTTAGATACGATCCTATTATAAATCAAGATCTATATGAGTCAGTAATAGAAATGTATGGTGTAGACTATTACAATGCAAATGGCCCATATATTACATATACAATGTTTATGGAAATGCTAGAAGTTACAAAGCTTGCATCTGCAGACAAGGCAGAGCAATTAGTAGGGAATTATATTATATGACATTTGCAGGAAACGCTGACTCAATAGAAAGCACAAAAAGAAAAGCAAAGCTGTATACAGAAATATACCCATATGCTGCCGAAGATTTTGTTAACTATCAAAACATGCAGCAGTGGATTTTTGGCCTATATGGATACATTAGGCAACTTGAGCTTAGGATATTTAAGTTAACACAAACTTTAAATACACATACACATAAGGTTGCTCCACATACGCATACTATACCTCCACATACGCACATATCGGCACCGCCAGGCAATCCTACTAGTCCAAATGTTGGAGGCTTTATTACGCTTGTAAACGACCCAATAGAGGGACTATTATCAACACAACAGGCATCAATAGTATGGAACCAATCGCCAACGCCTCCTGGCATGTTAAACACTACTGGATCTACTACCAACTTAGTTAATTCAATAGGGTTTTCTCAGCCAAATGTAGAGTCTGGAGAATTAGGAGCACAAAAAGCAAGGCTAGTTAAGCCACCAGTGTTGCTAATGCCAAGCGTTCCACAGTACCTGAAGGTGATATAATGCCATTACTAAATTATAATTCTAATAGCACAGAACAAACAATATATCATGCCCAAAAAATAATAGATTATTTTTCAAGCAGCCTCAAAGCAGATGGATGTCTTTCTCAGATACCAATAACTTTGGTAGCAGAAGCAGATCATATAATAGATAAAATAGAAGCAATTAAAAATTCAATAGATAATAATTCTTCAAATATAAATAGTACAATTAAGAAATATCAAAACGATCCTATAGCAGCGGCAATAAGAAGGGCATCTGGGGCTGGTTGTCTAGACTGTAGGCCAACACTTCCAAAGATAAGATTTGAAGGACTTAAAGGTCAGGCATATTTTGAGGGTATTGATTTTTTGTCAAAGATAAAATCTCTAGGTTCATTGTCTTTTCAAAATTCATTGCCATCATTGGCTTTCATACTATCGTCACTTTGTATCCCTGACTTAATAAAACTTTTATCATTACTTCTGGCCTCTGTTATAAGGGTTACGTTCTCTCTTGATATAAGCAAATTTAGTTTTATGAAACTGCTAACAGCAATATTGTCAATATTAATAGGACACTTATTAAGCTTTGCACACACAAGTGTTCAGTTTTCGTTAAGTCCAATCATGTGCATTCTTGACGCATTAGCTCAGCTAAATTCATCACTAGCAGGGGTTCAGTCACTAGATTTTAATTTATCAGTAAACACATCTGGAGTAAGCATAGACGGAAAAGACGCACTCGCAAAAGCAAAAGTGATAGAAGATAAAGACAACGAGACAAGAAGAAGGGACGGCAGCAGTAATATTTTTCTTGGCACTGAAATAAAAGCCAAATCAATAGATATTAAAAATTTTAATAAAGTTGAATCATTAAGAAATTCAATAAAATCAATAACTCCAAATCAAAAAGACATAGACAGAATCAAGGAAACAATAGAGAATGTATCCGAGTCTATAAACCTAGCACTTGTAGATATGGAATCAACCATACTTGAGATATTCAATATAGGTGAAGCCATACAGTGTGAATCAGAAAGATCTATAAGAAAAGCATCTGATTCAATAGAGGCAATAACTCAATGGATACAACTTATAAATTTGATAAGATCAATAATAAGAAAGAAGACAAGAATAATTGCTTCTGGTATAGTTTCTAATACTGAAATAACTAATGACGCATTAACAAACCAAGATATAGCAGATATAATAGGCGACACGCTAGACAAAGTTGTGGTTCTTGTTGAGTCAGATGCAGATAATGTTGGAATACTCATAACAGAGAACAGTAGAGCACTTGACTCTCAATCTCCATTATCACTATATAGTTGTAATATAAAAGACTTTATAGAATCAACAAACCTAGATAGGATAATAGAAGATGCAAAAACTTTTGCTGAAAATAATACCGTTGGGAAAGGAAATGATCCAAAATACGTTGCTTCTGATTATATAAGGGTTGGAAATGATAATTTTTTGCCATTTGATTTACAAAACAAAGATATACTATTGCAGTTAAAAAATATATTTGACTTTTTAAATATTAAAAATCCATATGACAGCAACGATGCAAAAACACAAAATACGCCATCTGGCAAGTTAAATGACCTGTCCTCTATATCAGAGAAGATAGATGCGGCATTTGGCAATATAGGACAAATAAAAATATAGGCAAATAAATGCACAATGTTATATATAAAACAAATTTAAATATTGCGCCTGGATATATTAGTGATTCTACAATAAGAAAATTTAAGCAGGTAAAGAATCCTACACTAAGCTTCTTTGGGCCAAAACTTGATAATGTAAAAGCTACATATTGGCAATCTCATGCATACGATTTATATGAATATGGAAGAATAATTGACACGGAATCATTTGTTGCAAGAGCTTTCAATAAAAAAGCATCATTGATGTTTAAGAATGGCTATACAATAATGTCTGAAAATCCTAAAAATGCAGAATATATATCAAAAAGAATAAATGAAATAAGCTATGTAACGGGAAAACCATTCGATTTATTTTTAAAAGAAACTGCAATGAATCTTATAACATTTCATAACGCCTACATAGTAAGAGTAAGAGATGCAAATAATTCAACAGGAAAAGCAGTAGAGTACGGAAATATAACAAGGAAACCAATAGCTGGATACTTCAACCTGCCGCCAGAAACAATACAGGTGAAGGTAGATGATTCAGGGAAGGTGCTAGAGTACAGAGAATATGTTTCTGCTTCTAGATATAGAGTCTATTCTGCACCAGATATAATACACATACACTTTAATAAGCGTACAGGATTTCTTATGGGAACGCCGCCATTAGAGTCAGTAAAAGACGATATACTTGCGCTAAGAAGAATAGAAGAATCAATAGAAACACTAATATATAAGTCGCTATTTCCAATAATACATGTAAAAGTTGGAACAGACAAAAATCCAGCAAAAGTCTTCATGGATGGAACATCAGAAGTTGACATAGCCACAGGATACCTAAGAAACATAGAAGACGACGGAGGTATTGTAACATCTGAAAAAATAGATATTAAAGCTATTGGGGCAGAGTCTCTTGCTTTGAGAGTTGAGTCTTATTTAGCCCACTTTAAAGAAAGGGTATTTATAGGATTGGGTATGTCAGCCATCGACTTTGGCGTTGGTGATGGATCAGGCAGGGCAACAGGAGAAGTGTTGTCAGAATCTTTAAAAGAAAGTGTTATGTCGTACCAGGATGTTTTTTCTGTTTTTGTAAGCGAGTATATAATAAAAGAGCTGCTATATGAATCTGGAAAATATAGAAGCATATATTCCATTCCTGAAAATGAGAATGTTTACTTTGAGTTTAATGACCTAGATGTTGCAAGCAAGATTAAACTTGAATCTCATGAGTTGAATAAATATACGCAGGGGATACAAGGATTAAATGAGACAAGAAGACGCTCTGGCTTAAAACAGATGTCTGATGAAGAAATAAAGAAAATGCAAAAACAGCAACAGTATGACCCAAATAAGGAAGCATTAAATAAGCAAAAGTCAGCACAACAAACAGTCGGCAGTAAGGTTTCAGGAAGCAAAAAAAAGGCAAATGGGTCATCAAAACAAACCAAGTCGATAACTAGCCCAAGGAATCAGCACTCTGATTTTACTCAGGATATTTTAAACATATTGGACTCTCAGTCACCAATGAAGAAAGGAAGAATATACAATTATATTACTTCAAATATACTAGACAATATTGATATTGATATGCATACTGATAATCAAGTATGTGAACTATCGTCTAGGTTGACGAATATGCATTCAACTGTCGATAGAAATACATTTAGCAGAACAATAGATAACGAGATACTTTCTCTTATTTTTACAACAATGGAGCAACATAATTGAAAAATTTAAATAACGAATCTCAATTTAGACTTACATTAAAAGATGAAGATATTAAAAGAATAAAAACAAATATTTCTGATTCATCAAGCTTAACAAAAGGCATAAGAATAAAAATAGAGGCAACACATTCTGGCATAGTTAATGGCAATAAAAAATTATATCTGCCGTCAGCAATGAAAGCAGGAACTGATTCTTTTATCTTGCCATATCCAAAACCAGTAACAGTCAATCATGATCCACATTCTTCACCAATAGGCAGAATACATTCTGCTAAATACATAAGCTATGGGATAGGTGGAGCAATAGACTCATTGAGGCCGTTTGGCGCAATTGATGAAAAGTCTATGTCTGCAGTAAGAAAATTCACAAAGAGTGCAGCATACAAAAAAGACTCATATAAGGGACTTGGGCATATTGAGCTGATAGCAGACATAACAGACATGGATGCCATAGACAAGATAGCAGACAGAAGATACTTGACAGTATCAATTGGCGGTGGATCTAAGGCAATGTACTGTTCTGTATGTGGGGTTGACAACAAACAAAAATACTGTGATCATTATCCAGGTCAGATTTACGACGGAGAGGAGTGCTTCTTTGTTACTGGAGACATGATGGACTTTGACCATGTTTCATATGTCAACTCTCCGGCAGATAAAAACACAAACACTGAATTATTAGATTCAGACGATTATAGAATAACGATACTAGACTTTATAACGCTAGATAAAGGTAAAAAAATGAACTTAAAAGATTTTCTTAGCAGTAAGTTTCCAACTTATAAAGAAGTCCAAGACTACATGACGGCTGCTGGCTTTAGTGCACATGCTGCATCCAATATAGAAAATATAAAAGATTTAGATTTTGTTCTTTCTGATGAAAAGATGCTTCCAATCCATGACAAAGCTCACGCAATAACTGCAAGACTAATATTAGCTGATGCAGAAATATCAGATGATGACAAAAATGCCGTATTAGACGTAGTTGATGAGAAATTGAAATCTCTTTATGGTGGAGAATTTGTATTAAACGACGAAGTAGAGGCACTTAAGACCACAAACCAAGACACATCAAAAAAAGAACAGGATGGCGATAATTCATCTCAATTATCAATAAATGATGAAGTAATTGACACTATTGTTAAAAAAATGGTTGACGAAATCAAAAAATCGTTTAATGTATCAGATAGTTATTCGTCTCTAAGATTGAAATCAATTCAAAAGGTTAACGATTCGCTAGAATTAGAAGTTCAGTCATTGACAGAAAAATTAAGAAAGAATACTATAAATCAAATCTTGACATTGGAAGACAAAATGTCAGATAATGATTATAAACAGAAATTAGAAAGCAGAAGTATTACTTCGCTTGAAGACAAATTAGACGATCTAATACAATATAAATCGACTAAGAAAGATACAGACGATGTTGAAGATAATAAAAAATTAGATCCAGATTCTGTAGATAAAACAAATGCGTCAAAAACTATTATTGAAGATAATGCAGATAATGGTACCGATGACACAAATACAAATAACACAAATAAATTATCAGCATCTGAAATTATAGATGAATACAAAACCTTGGTAAGAACCAAAGGTATATCTGCTGCAAGAGCATATTTCAAAAATTTAAGAGATGAAGATAAAATACCAGATAATTTTACTTTTAATGGGGTTTAAACATGGCACTAAGTCCATTTGCAATTAATCCAGCACAATCAACAAAAGAGTGGGACGATTGGGGTCATATTACCCCCAATTTTGAATACTCTGAGGGCCAACGTCCAGCAGGCGAATTCCAAGTAGCAAAATACCTAAATCGCTCAAGATATGAAGCTTATTTCAGAGAACATATTGCTTTATCTCAAGGTAAAGTTGTTGCTTTTGACGTTGACGGATATGTTGTTCCAGCTGGTCTGAAAATACAAGCAGCTGCATACAAGGCAGCATTTGATGGGGCTGGCAGCCCAGCAGCAGGCATCGCAGCAGCAGATGCATTAGCAAACTTGTCAAGATACAGCACAGAAGATGTCAAGAAAGCTCAACGTAATTTTGCTGGGGCACTTGTAGTTGCTGGCGAACCTGTAGTTAAGTCTTTTTTCACATTGACAGCACAACCAGCAGTACAAAACAACACTATCTCTAGTGCAGTAGGCGTTAGCTACATGAATTACTGGCCACATCCTGGTGGTGACGGCATTAATCCTGCAGGCTTTAAAACAGCAAACTTTAATTTACAAAGTCGCATTGGATTCTTGAGATACTACCAAATTGAATTGCCTTTGGTAGCAAACAATACAGATTATGAAAATGCTCCATTTGTCGGTATTGCTGCATGTGTTGCAGCTGCTGGAACAGCCAAGCCAGGAATGTTTGTGTCTTATGACCATAACTCAAACGTTGTTGTTACAGGATATGACTACGGTGCCTACAATGAAGAAGACATCATTGGTCGCGTAATGTCAGTAAGAGGCGCAGGTCCTTTTAATCTTTTAGAGAGAGTAAGATCCGCATCTGTTGGCACAAACGTCTTAGAGGCAATGCCAGGAACAGCTACAGGTGGATTGCCAGATGTAGTTACATATTCTAATGGATATGGCTTAATCAGAATATGCCTAGGCCGTTAATTAAAATAAACTAAGGAAATATAAAAATATGAGAATTCACCAAACTCCTTGGACAAAGCAAGAGCTTGAAATTAAAGACGAAATCTACAGCCTAGATGGTACATTTAGAAACTCTGGTATAACACCAGACGGCGTTAAATTAACATTATCTGATGCTGTAAACACTCCATCAGCACCAATGGCGTTTAAGCGCGTTATTACTGAAATGATTCAAGAAACAATTGAACCAGTTTTAGTTGGCACAAGACTCTTGAACATCGTAAGAATGGATGGATATGGCACACAGGTAAACTTTGGAACATTAGGTGCAGTTGGCCCAGCTGACTTATCTATGGCTGAAGGTCAAGAATATCCAGAATTCAGCATCCAAAAAGGTGGCGGAACAGCTACTGCAAACATTGGGAAGCACGGTATTGCTGTAAAAATTACAGAAGAAATGCTTAAGTTTTCTCAATGGGATGTTATGCAACTTCATGTTCGTCAAGCATCTCGCGCTTTAGCAAGACATAAAGAAAAATTAATCTTCAACATGATTTCTAATACTGGTGTAGTTGTATTTGACAACGCAGCACCAACCACTGCAGAGATTGGTAGAACATCTGGTCGCAGCATCACTGGTGCTGGCAATGGTTCAATGACAGTTGATGATTTTTACGATATGTATGCTAAATCTCTTGAGAGAGGATTTACTCCAAATGTTGTATTATGTCATCCATTAGCATGGGCAGCTTTTGTTAAAGACCCAAATATGAGATCAATCGTACTTGAAGGTGGCCCAGGCAGCTGGTTCCAAGGTATGCCAAATAACGTATATCCTTCCGTATCTCAGGCATGGAAATCAGCCACAAAAATGACTGGCTCTACAATCACTAACCCAACAAAAGAAGAACGTGAAGGCACACAGCAATCTAAGATTGACTTCCCAGCAATGTTCCCATTTGGTGGACTAACAGTTATTCCTACAGCTATGGTTCCATTTGATCCATTGACCAAGACAACAACCATTATAATGATGGACACTTCAGAAGTTGGAGCACTTGTTGTTCAGGAAGATCCAAATATGGAAGAATGGAAAGATCCAGCAAGAGATATCGTTAAGTTAAAGATTAGAGAACGTTATGGTTTTGCTTTATTCAACCAAGGGCATGCTATTTCTGTTGCAAGAAACATCTCGATAGAACCAAATGCTATTGTGTTGCCTCCTACTGCTACAGTAACAAACATACCAGCAATTATTCCTAAACCTTAATATGGAACAATAAGGCCACACAAAGTGGCCTTATAAATCTTGGAGAACTAAATGATTATAAACTTACAACTTTTAAGATCTGCCTTCTTTTTTCTTGGAGATCTATGTCTTTCTAAAAATGGAGATCCAGTAGATATTGATATCTCAAATAAAGACGATGGATTCATAAAAAGCATTGCGCTGAGCATTAGATCTGGAGTATTAGATACAGACACTGATATATCAGATATTGTAAAAAATATTAAAGACCTACCATCACGAATAGAATTACAAAGAATTCTTGGCTTGGCTGAAGATATTATAGAAGTAGTTGCTGATTCTGCAGAAGTCATTGTTGATTTATTAGATGGCGACGAAGAAGCAGAAGAAGATAAACAGGAAGAAAAAGACATTAGTTCATTGCTGTCTGGTTCTGTAAAGCAAGTTGTTTTAAAAATAAAAGAAGCTAACCTAAGCGATGAAGAAAAAATAGAGCTAATTTCTATTGAAGAAGCTAACAAAAATAGATCAATAGTTATAGCTGCAATTAACGAGGCATAACCATGCCATTACAAATTGATGTAATAGACATAAAAAATAGCATGCATCAATTGAGCGCTCTCCCTATTGAAGAGAGCGTTTTTATTTTGTTTTCTGCAAAACCAGATGCTGAACAAATAAAAAAATATATCCACTTATTCAGAATAGATTCTGAAAGCACATGGCCATCTGCAGGTGACCCAAACTATACCCAGATACTTTATTCAAAAGAAAAATTTGGAAATATAGATTATTCGTTTTCTATAACAGAAGACGGTTCTGAATTTTTGCTAGAAATAAATCCATTAAGTCCACTATATACAAATTCAAGATATATACTTTATGTTGAAAAAGGCATATCTGCTGAATATTACTCTATACAAAAAACAGTAACTAGAAGCTCATCAAAATTAAGAATATCAACATCAACTTCTGCTAGCATATCAGAACTAGACACATATGATGTTCTTATAAAGCAATCATCGCAGCTTAGTGCAGGAAGCCATATTGTTGTATTTGATATATTGAAAAATAACATACTATTATTATCAAATATATCAATTGATATATTAGAAACACAAGAATATCAATTAAACCGAGCTACAAATATTGTATTTAATCCAAATACTCCATATATAGCAACAGAAAATTTTAAAATACAGCTCGACAGCTCCACTAGACTATCTTCAAACAGAATACAGGAAATATCAACTCACGTAGATGCAGAAGTAATAAAAACAGAAGATAATGAATCTGGAAGGTTGCAATACGAAGATATATTAAATTTTTATAAAGATAATGTATTTATTCAAAATCAACCAGAACAAGCAAGCACAAACTCAGTTAAAACATCAGTTAGATATACTGGTATAAATAAATTTATAGTTACATTTAATAGAAACATTTCTGGAATAACCATAACGCCATCATCATTCTCTCTTTCTTTTTCAGAAGCGTTTGGCAATTATATGTTAACTAATATGCTAAAATACAACAAAGATAATAAATATATCGTATATTTTAAAATTTTAGATAATTACAGCATTGAGTTTAGAATTGAATATGACTTGCTCAATACCGTACCAGCTAATCTCAACTATATGATACTAGAGGATGTTTAAATGAACGAATTATTAAATATCCAATTTAATTTTATAGATGGATCAACACAGCTAGATATTGATAGTTGTTTTGCTAATATTTTAATAAATCCAATGTATTGCACAGAATCAGATATTTCATCTGAGTTTTTACAGGAAGACTCTTTTGCCTATTCAGATCTTATAAGATCAAAAATATTTGATGGATCACTAGAAATAGACAACTATCTAGCAATGTACAACATATCTACAAATCTAAAACCAGAACATCTATTTATGATAAAAAGAGATTATGTAATA